AAGGAGCAGGCAGATGCCTACAGAGCTAAAAGGCGCTAGTGCGCTTCGCAAGGCTCTCAAGCAATTCTCGCCTGATCTTGACAAAGAGACTCGTGATGAGATGGTCGGATTCCTTAAGCCAGTCGTAAAGAAGGCTAGAGGATTTCTTCCATCTAACGCAGAGGCTCCATCTGGATTCGTAAAGCATGAAGTCAAGACGGCTAAGTTCCCGATGTACGATGCCGCCGAGGCTCGTCGAGGAATCGGATACAAGCTCACACCTACAAAACCTAATCGCCAAGGATGGTCACAGTCAGTATCGATTCACAACAAGACTGCAGCAGGTGCGATCGTTGAGACCGCCGGACGCAAGTCTGGAATAACTGGCAACTTCTCACCAAGATTTCAAGGCTCATTCGCTGGCCGTAACAAGATGCAAGGCCGTGCGATGTTTAAGGCTTACGATCAGGATCAAGGCAAGGCTAAGGTCGGAGTGATCCGAGCCCTGGAAAAGGCCGCCGCTAAGTTTAACGCGAAAGGCAATAACAATGGCTGAGTTACGGATTCCGATTGTCGTCGAGAATAAAGGCAAGAAGGCATTTAGCGACACGAGCAAAAGTGTCAGCGCATTAGACAACAACGTTAAAAAGTTAGGCAAGAGCCTCGCAGCAGTATTTGGAGCGCAGCAGCTTCTAAAGTTTACTAAGAACGCAGCTAGCGCATTCATTGAGGATCAGCGCGAGGCTACTCGCCTTGCAATGGCAGTTAAGAATCTAGGTCTAGCCTTCGAGGCTCCAGCCATTGAAGATTATATTCAGAAGTTATCTCGTTTATCAGGCGTCACAGATTCTGAACTTCGTCCATCGATGCAGGCACTATTACAGATTACGGGCTCAGTTACCGAATCCCAGAAGATTCTCAATCAGGCTTTAGATGTAGCAGCCGCTACTGGCATCAATGTTTCTACCGTTGCACAGGATATTGGCCGAGCCTATACAGGCAATACAAGAGGCCTAAGAAAATATAATCTAGGCTTGACTCAGGCCGAATTGACTACATCCAGTTATGTAGATGTTCAGGCTCGCCTTAATACTTTATTCGGCGGAGCCAATGCAGCTCAACTACAGACTTATGCAGGCCAGATGTCCTTGCTTACAGTTGCTGCAGGCGAGGCCAGCGAGACAATCGGCAAAGGCTTGATCGATGCCATGATCACTTTAACAGAATCTAAGGATGTTACAGATTTCGTGAATAAGATCGACTCAGTTGCACAGAGCATTTCTAATGCAATTGGATCAGTCTCTCGCTTCATTCAAGTCATCAAGTTGCTTCCATCTTCGACAGGTCGCAACGATCCGCGAATTGCCGCCATCTTTGATCCTGCCCGTAATGCTCAGCCTTTGACAAGTACCAATGTCCTAGGAATAAGCACCTTGCAGAAGCAGGAAGCCCAGCGCAAAAAGGTCGAATCTGACGCTATGAAGCGTGCTAAAGAATTGCTATCAGTACAGAAGAAAAACTTAGATACACAGAAGAAACAGAATGCTCTGAATAAGGCGTCTAAGACTCTTAACCTAGAAGCGATCAGTATTGAGGCAGCACTCAAAGGCAAGTTGAGCGAGACTGATCGCCTGTCTTTACAATTACAAAAGGCCATCCTTGATGGCAATGCAACCCTAGCCACACAGTTATCTGACCAATTAGACACAGCCATTAAGCGCAACAATGAACTGCGTGCATCTTTGCTTGCGACTCCTAAAGCCCCTAACCCTTTCTCGGAATGGTCAGTTCCTAAACTTGATTTTGGTGGGAACATGCTCGGCACGCCAGTACCAAATTTCGTACCACCTGCCTACGCAATGCCACCAACCTTTGGCCAACAAGGTGGCTTGCCTGCTGGCGTCGTCGCAGGGGTTAATCCAGCTCCTGTCGTCAACGTCAAAGTCGAAGTTGCTGGCGAAGCTGTAGCCGCAGTCATCACACAACAGCAGACCAATCAATCTCTTTCAGGCTCATTTATTGGCGTAAATCGTACGGCTAGATTTGGAACGAGGGTAGACGAAGGATGACCCTTCCAGCCACTATCTCGGTTTCCTTTGACTTTAGCCAAGGCGCTACGTTTGGCTTTACTGGCTTTATCATTGGCGACGCTATAAATGGCGTCATAGGCACATCTCAGTTTGCAGCTAGTGCAGTCCCAGAGCCCGTGGTCGATCTCAGTAGCGTCACTCGTCAAATTACAATTAGACGTGGCCGCAATATCATGCGCGATACTTATGAGGCTGGCAATTGCACAGTTAGGGTCTTAGACCCTGATTCTAACTTTAACCCACAAAATACATCCAGTCCTTACTTTGGCTTTTTGACTCCCTTGCGCAAGATCCGCGTGGCTGCCACTACAGCGACAGCGCAAGAATTCTTATTTTCAGGTTATGTGCAAGATTACAAATACTATTACCCGATAGGTCAGGAGACAGGATACGTCGACATTCTTTGCTCTGACGCTTTTCGTCTGTTGGCTATGGCTAACGTCTCGACGATTGCAGATTCCGGCGCTGGTCAGACTACTGGCACGCGGATCAATAAGATTCTTGATCAAGTGGATTTCCCTGCAACTTTGCGTGCCATCGACACAGGATCAACCACCTGCCAAGCTGATCCAGCCACCAATCGCTCTAGCCTTTCGGCAATTCAAGTAGCAGAATTTACAGAGCAGGGGGCATTTTTTGTTTTGCCCAATGGAGAAGTTGAGTTTAAGGATCGAGCCGATGTGGTTGGGTCTTTAGCCGCGACACCAATCGAGTTTAATCAGACTACTGGCATTCCTTACTCTGATCTAAAATTTGCATTTGACGACAAGCTCATCATTAATAGTGCGTCAATGATTCGAGTAGGTGGCACGCAGGTCACATCAACTGATTCTGACTCAATCGCTAAATACTTTCCTCATGGCATGAACGTAGATAATCTCATCGCACAGACAGATGCTCAAGTCCAGGACATTGCCGATATCTACGTTGCCACTCGCAAAGAGACTACGATCCGCATCGATGCCATGACAGTTGATCTACTCGATACAGCAGTACCGACTGACACAATGATCGGCCTTGATTATTTCGACAACGTAAAAATTACCAACGTCCAGCCAGACGGCTCGACAATCGTTAAGACCTTGCAAGTGCAAGGCTTGGCGTGGGACATAACCCCTAACAGCATGAAATGCACAGTTACAACACTTGAGCCCATCGTGGAAGGATTCATCATAGGATCAGCCACGTCGGGTATAATAGGCACGTCCATATTAGGATACTAGGAGACAATCAATGGCAGCAGGTTTAGGATATAAAGAGTTCTCGACGGGTGATGTATTAACCGCCGCAGACGCTAACGGCTATCTAGCTTCTCAGGTGGTCATGGTCTTTGCCGATGCCGCAGCTCGTACCTCTGCGATCACCTCACCTCAAGAGGGCATGATCTCTTACCTAAAGGACACTAACGCGACACAGTATTACTCAGGTTCAGCATGGGTCTCAGTCGGTGGATCAAGTCCATTGACTACAAAAGGCGATCTCTACACTTACTCAACCGCAGATGCCCGTCTAGGCGTCGGCACAAATGGTCAAGTATTGACCGCAGACTCAGCCCAGGCGACTGGCCTGAAATGGGCGTCAGCTAGTGCTGGCGCGTTAACCTTAATATCATCAACTTCATTTTCGGGTAGTTCAGCACACAACGTCAATGACGTGTTTTCTACAACTTATCAAAATTATCTAATTCAGTTAAACCATGACGCACCCAGCGCAACGGGTTATCAACAACTAAGGTTGCGAGTAAGTGGCGCAGATGACACAACTAGCAATTATTTCTGGTCTGGAATTTACAATGTATCCAATGCAACAACACCAACAGGTGAAGGCGGCAGCGCTCAAACTTCATTTACTTATGGCTATATTGAATCAGCAGGCACGGCCAGTTGCACATTTCAAATTGCTAATCCATTTGAAACCAAAGTAACAACTTATTCAAATTTAATGGGAAGAACGACTGGTAGCCAAAGCCTTATTTATAGCAACGGTGGCGCATTTAACACGACCACATCATTTACAGGATTCACTCTTTACCCAGCATCAGGAACAATTACAGGAAAGGTGAGAGTTTATGGCTACAACAACGCCTGAGATTTGGATCTCAAATGAAGAAGGCAAAAGAAAATTAGAAGGCGCAGAACTTGAGGCATTCCTTGCCGATCGTGAAGCAACTCGCTTTCAGATTGCAGAGCGAGAAGCGCAGGCCCAAGCTAAGGCAGATGCTAAGGCTGCACTACTTGAGCGCTTAGGCATTACCGCCGATGAAGCTGCACTACTACTTGGATGAAGCCTAGACTCTCAAAGTCTGCAATCCAATTAAGAGAGCAGATAGATGATGCATTCCCAGATCGAGATCGAACTTCGGACGGCTGGATCGGTGATACCCGACACGCTGCTCGCAAGTCTGATCATAATCCAGATGTACAAGGATGGGTTCGTGCCATCGATGTTGACCGCGACCTTGCAGGTAAGAAAGGCAAGCCCGATCTCATGCCTGATCTGGTCGATCAGATTCGACTCGCTGCAAAGTCTGGCAATAAGAGAATCAGTTACATCATCTTCGATGGCCGCATTGCCTCATCTAAAAAGGCTTGGGCTTGGCGTCCTTATGATGGGATCAATAAGCATAATCATCACGCACATTTTAGCTTTACCATTAAGGGCGATGAAGATCGCTCGTTCTTTGATATCCCGATGATAGGTGGAAAATAATGGCAGAGAACTATTCCTTCGTAATTGACCAAGGTGCTGACTGGTATCTCAATCTCCAGTATAAAGACTCTGCTGGTGCTGCTATTAACCTCACAGGCTACACAGCCGCTATGCAGTTTCGTCTGACTACGTCTAGTGCAACGGCTGCTATCAGCCTTACTCAGGCTTCAGGCATCACCATTACCGGGGCGACGGGCACTCTGGCTATTCGTGCCACAGCTGCACAAACTGGCGCACTCGATGATTCAGCTAAGTATGACTATGATCTAGAAATTACCTCACCAGCAGGAGTAGTCACTCGCCTTATTCAGGGCGTGGCTAGTGTTAGCTCACAGATTACTCGATGAGCGATCTGATAGTTATCCAGCCTCAGGTCACAACTCTTACAGTCACCGAGGATGTTAATCAAGTAGTCGTTTCATCTGTCGGAGTACAAGGCGCAACAGGTGCGACGGGAGCAACAGGAGCCACTGGAGCCACAGGCGCACAAGGTGCATCTGGAGTCATTGCCGTTACTGCACCAATCACAAACTCTGGCACTTCAACATCTGCGAATATAGGAATTGATCTTTCTAATATACTTCCAAAATACGCAACTCCTTGGCAGACGACGTATCGTTCGACCTATTGGTATGATGCTAAGATAGGAACAACTTTAACAACTGGCACATTTAACCAACAAAACAGAGTTTATGCTTATCCCCTATTTATTCAAGAAAGCGTTAGTTTAGATAGAATCTCTGTAGAATGTATAACTGCCGTTGCTTCAACTACCATAAGATTAGGTATCTATTCTGTAGATTCTAACGGGGTTCCATCTTCTTTGGTTTTAGATGCTGGAACGGTCAGCACCGCTACGACTGGATTCAAGGCAATTACAATATCGCAAACTTTATCGGCTGGTCTATACTATTTGGCTTTCGTATGGCAAGGAGGCGCATCCAGTCCCACTATGCGTACTCTAAGCAGACAAACGGGTAACTGGACTCCTATTGCAAGCACATCGCAGCAGACAGATGGTTATGCAAGTCTTTATTATACTGACGGCGTAACTGGTGCATTGGGTGATTTTGGCACTGCAAGCGTTATATCTAATAACCCAGCGCGTATTCAGTTTAGGGTGGCATAAATGAAACAGACAACTTACGGCCTAGGCGGCTACGACCCAACCAAGCCTAATAACAACATCGTCGAAGAAATCGACATCCCAGATACGGAGACAGAATGAACATGAAGCACCCAGTAGTAATCTCAATCGGAGCATTCTTGGCCGTCTGGGGTACAACCTCTAACTTCGCTTTGGACTATCGCGCCATCCTTGGATCGATCGTTGCTGGAGTCTTCGGATATGCGAGCCCTAAAAAGTGAGTCAGGAAAACTTCTTCACTCTTTACTTTGCCAGCCTTGCTGTAATCGGTGGGCTTGCAGGCTACGTGATCACGCACCTTCTGTCGGAAATTAAGCGACTTAACTCGCGTGTCGATGAGATTTATAATATCCTCTTAGAGCGATAATTTTTACTATGGCACGAAAGAAAGTCATCGATCTCGATACTTACTCACAGCTCGATCAATGGGCTATTAGCCTGCATGAAATGTATCGCGCACTTAGGCGAGCAGGTTTTGCCGTTGATCTATGTCTGGCGATTATCGCTGATCGTGATGCTTACCCAGACTGGATACTGCCATCGATCCCCGACAGAGTGGATCGCCTACCCTATGAGGATGACGACGAGGATTAAATGAAGCGAATAGTCATAGTGAGCGACCTACAGGTTCCGTTCCACGATCGACACGCAGTCAAAAATCTAGCCAGTTTTATCAGCAAGTTTAAGCCGCATGAAGTAGTGACAATAGGTGACGAAATTGATTTCAACACAATCAGCAAATGGTCAGAAGGAACGCCAGAAGCATACGAACAGACTCTTGGAGATGATCGCGATGAGGCTGTTCAGGTACTTTACGATTTACAGGTAAGCCAAGTCCTGCGTAGTAATCACACCGATCGATTGTATAACCAGATCATGCGTAAGATCCCATCGTTCCTATCCTTGCCAGAGCTTAGATTCGAGAAGTTCATGCGCTTCGATGAATTAGGAATAACCTTTCATAAGAAGCCGTATAACATCGCACCGGGCTGGATTGCAGTACATGGCGATCACACCCCTATCAAGTCACAAGGGGGCTTATCAGCCCTAGAAGCAGCCCGTAGGCATGGCAAGAGCGTTATCTCAGGACATACTCACAGGGCAGGTAGATCGTCCTTCTCAGAGGCTTCTGGGGGCCGTATAGGCCGTGTTCTGCATGGAGTCGAAGTAGGCAATCTTATGGACTTTAGCAAGGCGTCATATACCAAGGGCTCAGCGAACTGGCAACAGGCATTCGCCATCATGTACGTCGATGGAAAGAATGTCCAGGTTGATCTGATCTACATCGAGAAGGATGGCACATTCGTAGTCTCAGGCAAGCGCCATGGACGACCTAGATAACGAACTTGATCGGGACATTGATGACCATATCGATGACGCAGAATCGTTACCATTTCGTTATCTTAAATTCCGGAAATTCCCCCTTAGGGCGTGAGATGGTTCTCCTGTAGGCAAAACAACCTACACAAGGGAGAAGAAATGTTCGATCCATCATTAGGTGATTTTATGGTCATGATTGCAATGGCTGTGCTGTATTTCCACATTGGCCGCATTGTCGGCATGAGGGTAGGGTATCTCCAAGGGCGTAAAGCCGTTCGAGAATACTACGAAGCAAAAGAGAAGGTGCGAGTGTGAAAGCAAATGAAGTCCTATTATCAGCTACTGACATCATTGGAGACCGAGGACGAATATATGGTCATCCTCGTATCAATCAGACTCGAATCGCATTACGACTCCAGCAAATGCTCGAAACTCCAATCTCAGA